GCTGAAGCGATGAACTACATGGCACTTGCTGGTTGGGATACTAAAGATATGCTAAAAGGTGTTGGTGGTGTAATGGATTTAGCTGCTGCATCTGGTGAAGATTTAGCAAGCGTATCTGATATTGTAACCGACAACTTAACTGCATTTGGTATGAAAGCTAAAGATAGTACCCACTTTGCAGATGTTTTAGCTCAAACGAGTTCAAAAGCTAATACCGATGTACGTGGTTTAGGAGAGGCGTTTAAATATGCTGCTCCAGTTGCTGGTGCATTAGGTTACTCTGTCGAAGATACATCAATAGCTATTGGTTTGATGTCTAATGCTGGGATAAAAGGTGAAAAAGCCGGCACAGCATTAAGAACAATGTTTACCAACCTTTCTAAACCAACAAAAGCAATGAAAGACGAAATGGATAAACTAGGAATATCTATTACTGATAGCAACGGTGAAATGTTACCTATGAGAGATGTAATGGACCAGCTTAGAAATAAGATGGGCGGTTTATCCAAAGACCAACAAGCAGCCGCAGCTAGTACAATATTTGGTAAAGAGGCCATGAGTGGTGCATTAGCAGTTATCAATGCGTCAGACGAAGATTATAAAAAGCTAACTAAATCCATAGACGGCTCTAAAGGTGCTTCAAAAAGAATGGCTAAAGAAATGGAAGGCGGTATTGGTGGCGCAATGCGTAAAATGAAATCGGCAATTGAAAGTTTAGCGATTTCATTAGGTGATGCATTAGCACCAATGTTATATAAAGTTGCTAAATGGATTACATCATTAGCGAATAAGTTTTCTAATTTACCTACTGGCGTTCAAAAAACGATAGCAGTTGTAGGATTACTCGCCGCAGCTATCGGTCCACTATTAATGGTATTTGGTGTTATGGCATCAACAATTGGAACTGCTATAACAGTATTAGGTTCTTTAATGACGAGTATGAGAACACTATCATTTTTATCTAAAACCAGTGCAGCAGCGACTGGTATTTGGAATGGTGTTACTGCTACTGCTCGTGGTATCGCAAATGGCTATAGATTAGCAATAGCAGCTTTAAGTACATCTCAAACTATACAAGCTTTGAAAACTAAAATTGCTGCTGCTGCAACAACGGCTTGGACTGCAGTTACTAAAGGTGCAGCTTTAGCAACTAAAGGTTTAGGATTAGCTATAAGATTTATGACTGGGCCTATCGGTATAGTTATTACAGCCATCGGATTATTAGTAGCTGGACTTATTCATTTATGGAAAACAAATAGTTCGTTTAGAAATAGTGTGATTAATGCTTGGACTGCTATTAAAAATGCAGCGGTAGCCATATTTGGTTTTATCAAACCTTATATTATTAATATTTGGAACGCAATTAAAAACTCTACAATTGCCATTTGGAACGCGATTAAAAAAAGTGCTGTAATAATATGGAACGCTATTAAATTTGCTGTTCAACATCCTATTCAAGCGTTAAAAAATATTTTATCTGCTTTATGGAACGGAATGAAAGCAGCAGCAATTAAAATATGGACGTTACTTAAAAATGGTGTAGTTGCAATAATTAAAGCTTATGTTAACCAAGTTAGATCTAACTTTAACTTAGTCAAACGGATTGTGGTAACTATATTTAATGCTATTAAAGCATTTGCCATTAAAGTATGGAATATTATAAAAAATGGCATATTAAATATTGTAAGAGCTTTAAGAAGTGGTGTAACTAATACATTTAATGCATTAAAAAATGGTATATCAGCTATATTTAACGCAGTTAAGAATTTTGCTATTAAAGTTTGGAATGCTATTAAAAATGGTGTTATAAACCGAGCTAAAGGACTTTGGAATGGTGTTCGCAATACATTCAATGCGCTTAAAAAAGGAGTAACTGCAATATTTAATGCAGTGAAAAATTTTGCTCTAAAATTATGGACTTCTGTTAAAAACGGTGTAGTAAATAGAGCTAAAGCTTTATGGTCTGGTGTGAAAAATACATGGAATGGTCTTAAAAAAGGCACTACTAACACATTTAAAGCTGTAGGAAGTTTCATGAGTAATAAATGGAACAGCATCAAATCTGGAACAGTAAATAAAGCTAAAGCTACTTGGTCAGGTGTCAAAGGTGCTTGGGGATCACTTAAAAAAGGCACTCATAACACCATGTCGGCTGTTGGTGGTTTCATGAGTAAGAAGTGGAATGGAATTAAAAGCACTACTGCTTCTATTGTTAATAGTATGAAGTCCAAAGTTATGGGCGTCATGAATAAAATGGGTAGTGGCATTAAAACAGTTACCGGTAAAATCGGTAATTTTTTTGGCGGAATGGTTAAAGGCGTTAAAAAAGGATTGAATAAATTGATCAGTGGCGTTAACTGGGTTGCTGATAAATTAGGTATGGAGAAAATTGACCCTATTAAACTTTCTACTGGTACACAATCTACACATACTCAACGTTATGTTACTAATGGTAAAATTAACAAAGATACAATGGCAACAGTAGGAGATAGAGGTAGAGGAAACGGTCCCGGTGGATTCAGACATGAAATGATTGAGTATCCTAACGGTAAAACGACTATTACCCCTAATAGAGACACAACTACATTCTTACCTAAAGGTTCTAAAGTTTATAATGGCACACAAACTCATGCGATGCTATCCCAAATGCCTCGTTTTAGTATAGGTTCAGCAATCAAAGAAAAAGCTGAATATATGCTTGAAAATGGTAAAAAAGCTGTAAAAAGCACAGTTGGAAAAGGCAAAGACTTAGGAGGAAATGCAGTAGACCAAGTTAAGAAAGTTGGTTCTGAGGTTGCTGTTAAAGCTAAAAAGGTTGGAAGTGCAGTTATATCAGGTATAGGAGATGTATTTGATTATATAGGACATCCTGGTAAGCTAGTTAACAAAATTTTTGATAAAGTTGGATTTAACTTTAATTTTCTCAAGGATGCACCTTTACCTTTTGATTTAATGCAAGGAACCTACAAGAAATTAAAGAGTGGCGTCAAATCATTATTTGATGAATGGCTTAATGATGCCGGTGGCGGCGATGGCTCTTCCTTTACTAAGTTCCCAATTACTACGGGATATTATCCTAATGGTGGCGCTCCTGGTTATAGTTTTGGTGGAGGTCATCATTACGGTATTGACTTTGGTGCCCCATATGGTACAACAATCAATGCTACGAATAGTGGACAGTTAGGTGAATTGCATAACTTTGGCGGAGGACTTGTTGCAAGACTTTTAACAGGCCAATTCACGCTATTCTTTATGCACTTATCTAAAATACTGAAACACGGTAAGGTACAGGCAGGAGAACCTATAGCTAAAACAGGTAATAGTGGTAACTGGACTACTGGTCCTCACTTACATTTCCAAGTCGAAAAAGGTAGACATAATGATATTACTAACCAGAATACTGTAAACCCACTCAAGTGGCTCAAAGGTCACGGCGGTGGCAAGTCTGGGGGTAGTCGTGCAGCAAGTGCATGGCGACCTGAAGTTGTTAAAGCGTTAAGAGCCAATCATCTGCCTACTTCCGGTGCTTATGTTAATGCTTGGATTAGACAAATAGATAGTGAGTCAAGTGGTAATGCTGGAGCACGCCAAGGCATACGTGATATAAATAGTGGCGGTAATGAAGCTCAAGGTTTAGTACAGGTTACGCCTTCTACATTCAGAGCATTTAAAATGCCTGGACATGGTAATATCCTTAATGGTTTAGACAACTTAATGGCTGGTATTCATTATGCTAAATCAAGATACGGTGGTAGTATGCTTAGTGTTATCGGCCACGGTCATGGTTATGCCACTGGCGGTCTTATTAACACTGCTGGATTATATAATTTGGCAGAAGATGGGTACCCTGAGATAGTAATCCCTACAGATCCAAGCAGACAATCAGATGCGATGAAATTGTTACATCTTGCTGCAAGTAAAATTAGTGGAAATAACAGAAATAAACGACCTAACCAATTACGTACACCTAGTGTTACTAGTAATACAGTTGATAATGCAGAATTACTACTACAAATGATAGAAAATCAACAGAAACAAATAAACGTGTTAATGGAAATAGCACGAAGTAATAAAACTATTGAAAAACAACCGAAAGGTTTTTCAGAACGCGATGTAAGTCAGGCACAAGGTTCAAGGTTAAGACTCGCTGCTTATAGTCAGGGAGGTTTATAAATTGGAAAATAAAAAAGTAAAAATATTTAACGATCATTTCGAAGAAACACTAACGGATATTCCTCATCTTAAGTTTCTAGAATTTGAAGAAGAGGATTTAGATAGGAAGTCCAATCAGATTGAAGTTAATGGTAGCGATGGCGTTTTACAAGGACCGATGAATTTCGGTCCTTTCAATTTGATACTGAGGTTTTCATATAAAGGCACGGATTATAAAGAATATAGATTAGCAAAAGAAAAGTTACGTCAATTGATAAATAGGAGAGATCCTTATTTCGTATGGCATTCAGATATGCCAGGTAAAAAGTATGCAGTTATACCAGAGGGTGTAAGTAATGAAAACTTAACAAGTCAATTCGGACTTATTGAGGTGACTTATTCTGTCTACAAAGGATATGCAGAATCATTAAAAGATACTTCTGAATTTAGTTGGATTGATGAAAGTTGGCAGTTTGAACAAGGTATTATAGGAAGTGATGAAGTTAAATATAAACATAATATTCGTTACTTTAAAATATTTAACGGTTCTAAAGATACCATTAACCCTTTATTAAGACACAAATTAAATATTAATTGCACACTTACAGCACCTTATGGATTTGAAATCGTTAATCTAACCACAAATGACATATTTCAATATAAAAAACCTCTCAAAAAGCGTAATACGGTTTCGATTATAGGGGTGCATCCTTATATTAATAATAAAAGAGTTGGTAAAGACACAAATTATGATTTTATTACTTTAGCGCCGGGTTGGAATGAAATTTTAATTAGAGGTCACAATATATCCAATAGTCCTAAAACAGAATTTATATTTAATTACATTTATAGGTAGGTGAGAATATTGGAAAATCTAATATTTATGAATAGAGAAGGGACATTTTCGGAAATTGTTAATGACTTTGACTTTGGTTCCTTTAAATATGAATATGAACAAAATAATGAGCGATCCATATCTCTCACTGCTTATAAAACTAATGTTAACGCGGATATATTTGATAGTTTGATTAATGAAAATTATTTAATTTGGAAGGGTCAGAAATATGTCATTAAATCGACTGAGCTTAAGTATGAAGAAGGTGTAATACTTAATGAAATTGAGGCTAAGCATATTTCTATGGAATTCCAAAATCATTATGTACCTAAAGATTTAGATAATGAGTCACTGAATGATGAAGATGAGACTGAAACAAAAATTTCTATGAAAGTTAAAGAGTATCTTGATGTTGCATTCAAAAATAATAAACTTAATTTCGATTATAAGTTACATGGAAAATTTAATGAGATTAAATATATTGAAGAGTTAGGAGATAAAAATGGTTTAGAACATCTTATTGAAGGTGCTGAGTATTTTGGCTATATATTTTTTGCTAATAATAAAACTTTCCATATTTATACACCTGATAAATTTTATAAAAAATCAGATGAAATATTAGTTTATAAATATAATAATAGTTCGGTTTCGGCTAAAACAATCACAACTGAATTACGCACCTATATTCAAGGATATGGAAAGAAAAAGTCAAAATCCGAAACGAAAAACTATAAACCTATAAAGCCTAAAGACTTCTCATACTCTGGAAATTTTAATAAAGAAGGGACTTGGTCTACTGAACATATAGGAGACTCCTTTTATAAGACATTTGATTGTAAGTGGGGAAATGAAACCTTAACTTGGAATCTAAAAAAAGGACCTAAAGGTGGAATAATCGAAGTGTTTATTGATGATAAGTCCAAAGGGACTTTTGATTGTTACAACGCTCATGCTTCGACGCAAAAAGTGATTTTAGCTAAAGGATTATCAAAAGGTAAACATTCTTTTAGAGGAGTTTTTAAATCGAAAAAATCCGGCATTGATTATAAGAAATCTAATCCAGTCATGTATGTTGGTACGAGTAAAAGTAGTGTTTTAAATCTAACTGCAGTTCTTAAAGGTAAAGATATTTATCATGTATATGCTGAATATAAGTCTCCATATTATAAACAATATGGTAAATCAGAAGCCCCAACAATATATGATGATAATATTACAAGCCAATCAGAGTTAAAGAAGAAATTAAAAGAAACACTTGACGATATTCCAACAATCGAAGTAGCAACGAATTATTTAGGATTAGAAAGTATTCATGAAAATAATACTATTCGATTTATTCACAAACCTATCGGATTTAATACTGATTTAAAAGTTGTCAAACTTACTGAATATCACCCCCTTGTTTCGCAGTCTATTGAAGTGGAATTCAGTAATGCTCAGAAAGATATTATAAAAATGCAATCACAGTTCAATCGTAGGTTAAGAAAGGTTAATAATC